GTCGTATGAACGGACGATTGACTTTCCGACCTTGTAAGCCCTCTTTGCCTTGCCGTAAAAGTTGGCGGTGGATATTGCTGCTCGTTTGACATACTTTGGGTCGACCTTCATAACAAATTAGGAAAGAATATTTATTCAATTAAAGGTTCTTCAGGCTCACGTTCAGTTACTTCAACTATGTTGAGTCTTCTTTCCAACGCTGCATAGGTGACTCCGTCAAGTTCGGGGTACCAGGTGGAGGGGTGCAAATTCGAGGTGAAGTACAAGTGCTGCGCGGCGAGTGGCACTGATCCTCCTTTAACTTCCACACGGACTGGATAACGGTCCGTCCACCGAAGCAAGTGTGCGATGTCGATAGCTCCTCTAAATTCATCGAAAATAACTGTAGCTTGATCGAGGTAGCCACACCAGAATTTGGTGCGTGGATCCTTACTGTATGCAAGATCTCCGGCGAGTCTCCAGGCTCGATGCGACTTTCCTGTACCAGTTGGGCCCCAAAATACTGTACACATTCGGTCCATAGCAACTGGTTGTAAAGAATCGCCCCGGATTTTGCAGAGGTTGGGATAATAACGAACAAACACATCTCCGGGGATTTCTTCCAACTCACCCCTTTGAGCACACCTTTTGACTTCATCCCAGTCAGTCTGGCTATTTCTTCGGAAAGGGCGCTCGCCGAACTCGAAGGGTTCTCCGATGCGTGTGAGATCTTTCCAAACGTAGTCTTCGGCGGCTTTGGATCTAGTGAGCTCCCAGTGTCCAACGTAAGGGGACCAGAGCCTTCTAACTTGGGCCAAAGAAGCTTTCGGCCTGGTGATAAAGAATACTTGGTAGTGTTCAAGCCCACCTTCACCTTGCTCAAGTTGTCCCCGTATGTAGCACACTCCATCAGGGAGTGCCGGAACCCAGGTAGCATCGGGCAGCGTACCAAGCCAATAGGTGCCTTGGACTCTAGAGGGGACTGGCACGACGGGTTGTGACATTCCATTTTGGATGAAATTTAGGTGGGAATTGAGCTTCTTATATACTTAGAGTGGCTGTGCATCACGTGACTTTAGATCAACCAATCAAATTGCTTGAAAACACGTGATGCGGAGTTCGGCCCGAACTTGTAGAACTCGTAGAAAATAGAATCCGCAGTAGTAAGTAATACTAGGGCACGGACATGCCCTTGGTGCTTACTACTGCCGGATTCTCAAAAGTCACTGTAATGAGTAAAGCCGCTCCCCCTAAAGGGGGCCCCCAAGGCGGATGGCTTATTCTGTAGATGTATACCCATACGGCAAGGTAAATATAAATTTTTATTAATTCATAGGAGTAGCATCAATTGTTGAATCATCTGCATCCACAATTTGAGTAACATTAGCTGTATTGCCGGTAACATAACCAATTTCATTACGTCTGATTGTATAACGATTGGTACCAACAGCCCCAAAGGTAATCTTGTCTGTTTGGAGATATCCAATCTTGCTTCTTGCATAAGTAACACGATCTACATTGGTAGATCCAAATACTTCACCATCAGCAGCAAGTCCGACTAACGCACCCTCAATCACAACTAGTGGCACCAAGGTCCAACCTTTGATGTTAACTTGAGTAAATTCAGACAATTGTTGTTTTGTAATTGTCTTGTTATATACAAAAGTTCGAATCATTGATTCGTTATCACCAGGTTGTAACATAAACACATCCTTATGAATAGTCTTCCAGCGTTTTGAATAGTGAGGAGGCAACTCAGCACCATGCAAAGAACTCGATTCATACCCAACAGTGTTAGTCGCAGTTGCAGTTCCTGTAGGACCTACAGCTGCACTCGGTTGGAGATACTTCTGTTCACTCAACACTTCTGTCCATGCTGTTGTCGGCGCATCATCTGAATTTTTGTTACATAACAACCAATAGATTCGAATCTTTAAAGCGGTTGGCGACAAGTTAATAACATTAACTTTACTTTCCACACTCTTTACTATAATCTTATCTGAATCAATTGGAACTGTTGATGCGGTCGTATAAATGGCATTAGCTGTTGGAGGAACCGAATAAGGATTGAGCAAAAAAGGATCTGTAGCCCAATAGTTGAGAAAGAAGTTACGACCAGATTGAGTACTACCACTAAGATGGTTATTATTCAAACAATAAATACCAAGTCCAACGTGTTGTACACCGGTACCGGCTGATTCAGCAATGAAATCATTACCGTGAACCAACTGATAGGTACCTTCAACTTTGGGCGCTTTCTTTGATCCAACTATAAACGTACGCTTGGGCAACTGGGACCAGTCATTGTGCGAGCCAACAGAACCTGTGTAATGACTAGGACGAGATTTACGAGTAAATTTGCGATATTTAGACTTAACAGCCTTAGCAATTTTAATTCCATTGTCGTATGAACGGACGATTGACTTTCCGACCTTGTAAGCCCTCTTTGCCTTGCCGTAAAAGTTGGCGGTGGATATTGCTGCTCGTTTGACATACTTTGGGTCGACCTTCATAACAAATTAG